AATAGATGCCGCCCACAAGAACAACTCCAACCGGTTCAAGCAGACCGTTCAGGACAAGTTGGAGGAAGGCAAACTCAACGCCGTGATCTCGTTCACCATTGACGACCTACAGGGGAACCCCAATGCCGATTAGCGAACAGTTCCTCGCCCAAGCCGAACGCAAAGAGGAAAACCTGCAACAGTTCGCTAGGGAAATCTCCGAGGCAACCAACCTAACCCACGGCGAGAAGGTTATCCAAATCCTGTTCGCCCACTACGCCTTTCAGTCCGAGATCACGGAGTTGGTCGCTGCACTCGGACCAGACGAAGCCACCGTCGAACTCCGCAGCATCACCTACGGCGGTTTCACCGCACTCAACAATGTCGTAGCCACCATTCAGGCAAACGGACTCCTTCCAGCCCTTATGGACGGGAGCAAAGTCGAGCCTGTAGCACTTGACCAAGGGAGCGAAGCGTGAGCAAGCACAAGGAAGCCCGCAGCGAGGACAGTGAAATCCTTGAAAAGGCTCGCAACTACATGAAGCACCTCACTTTGGAGTATTACCGAGGCAACCTGCAAGATGTGTCGAAGCGTCTGCTGCTAGAGCGCATCAGCGAGCAACTGAAGTGATGCCAAACGGTGCTACACTTGCTAGTTCACCTCACCGTTTGGAGAGCGAACCATGCTCGTACTCGACCCGATCACGAAGCAACTGTGCCGCCGCCCTCGCTGCGGTCACGACAGAAATGACCACACCGACGAAGGTTGTCGCCAGTGTGAGTGCACCCACTACCGTTGGTCGCCAAACGCCGCATAACGCTATCCGCTGCGGACACAACCTTTCTGGCTGCATTGGTGGCCGAGTTCCAAACCAAACCCTAGGAGGGGCACAATGAACATTGGAGATTACGTCGAGGCAACCGACGACATTCGTGAGCCGCTCGGCGATCACCTCGTCAACCAAGGCAGGCGTGGGCATGTCGTCCGTGTCGCCGCCCACGGCGGACCATACCCCTACGAGGTTCTGTGGGAGAACAGCCGCCTGACCACCTTCGTCAACTCGTTCGATGTGGTCGTCGTCGAAGCAGCACCGGTGGCAGACGAGGGCTGAGGTGTCTATTTCAGCACCGGACATGGTGAACCACCCACCGCACTACACGAGCGATATGGAAAATGCACTAGGAAAACATCTTTCCCCGGAGAAGTAGTTATGATTCCAACTATTAGAGTGAATATGGAGCCTAAAAGGTGGAAAAAAAGCCAACCAGCAGGAAGTCAAATGGAGGACAAGGTGAAATGGGCAGTGGAAATCCTGAAGCAGTACGCTCCGCAGCACTTGAAGAACACGACCCTGTAAACAAGCCTGCTCACTACCGGAGCGACCCATCCGGGGTGGAGTGCATCCAAATCACCCAGCACCGGAACTTCTGCGTCGGCAACGCCATCAAGTACCTGTGGCGAGCCGGATTGAAGGATGCTGGCAATAGTGAAAAGACCATTGAGGACTTGAAGAAGGCCGTGTTCTACATCAAACAAGAGATCACCCGACTAGGAGGACAGCCATGACCAGAGAACCACTTGAACAGTCCATTGACCACGCCAGAAGTGCCGAACTGCACCTGACGGCGGTGCGTTGCTACATCAGCCTGAAGTCTAAGCCAGAGGGCGTTCCGGTTGAGGAATGGATGAAGCAAGACGAAACACCCGTCGATATTCACCTTCCGGCGAAGGACATTGACGGTGAAATCGCCTTCCACACCCTTGCAGCGCAGGTTCACGCTTCCCTTGCTATTGCGGCGGCGCAACAGTGAATAGCGTTCTCGCCTATTTCGCAGGCGTGATCGCAGGGGGAGTTTTCACCTTGGCTGCCATTGGCGGTTGGCTGCGGTGAGGGGGTTTCGGGGAGAGTGGGTCATCAAGCCCAACGGCAAGCATTACACTATCGTCGGTGTGAAGCGGCTGCCCCGTAAGACCAAGAAGTTCTGCACCACCGTCCTGAACCAGTTGGACGGCACCTGCGTCATGACCAGCACCGCTTACCTAGAGCATTGGAGCAACAGTGATTACCTGCGTGAACTGCAACCAGCCCATTGTCCTACTGAGCAACGGGGAGTGGATGCACGCCCCACCGTTCTCGATGCCCTGCGCCATTATCCCGGAGCCAGCACCACAGCCACCTCAGCAAGTCAACATCAGTGAACTCATGGATCAACTCCGCCACAAAGAGGCTGAGTTGGCCTACCTGAAGAAGCAGAAGGCGATGGTCAAGTTCGAGGTCAAGATGTTGCGTAGGTTGGTGGAAAGAGCAAAGCAGTAGTAGGTTATGTTGCCTAGACCGGGGGTGAACCAATGCACTGCGAGCACACGACCGTCATCGTCCGAGCAGGCCGCTACCACGCCTATAAGCCGTGTTGGTGCGGCACAAAGCCCCCATACACCGATGCTGAAATCGCCCACTACCTCCTCGGCGCACCACTAACCGATCCAAAGACGGGAACCCCATGAAGTTCTACACACTCCGCAACTACAACCCGATGTTCGGGCTGAACATCCAAAAGTTCGACGGCAAGTGGGGTTTCTACCTCGACCTCGGGCATCATTCGTTGGTCTTTGAGCAAGGCCGACCTGAAAAGGAGTTCTAGTGGCGACCCCGATCCCCTCAGACCACGAACGCTGCACCTGCTATCACGGACTAGACGACCACGACCAAGACGGTTGGGGCAAGTGCATGGTGGAAAAGTGTCGTTGCACAGCCATGGAGCCAGAAATCCTTGGACATCCAGACGCTCCAACAGGCCGTTTCTAAGTGTTCTACTACTACGGACGCAAGAAGCGACTCGCCAAGTGGTATCCAGAGCCAGCGTTCGACACCATCATTGAGCCATTCGCCGGTTCAGCAGCCTACGCACTGCACGGCGAGAACTGGAAGAAGCAAGTCATCCTCGTTGAGCGTGACCCAAAGGTCGTTGAGGTTTGGAAATGGCTTATCAACGATGCCACCCAAGCCGAAGTTGATGCCCTTCCCCCACTGACCAAGGGCGAGAAATCAGCAGATTTCCTGCAAATCCTGCACTGCGTGAGCAAGGCTGCGTTCGGCTACAAGCAGATGACCGTCACCGAAATCATGGCGCAGAACTGGAACAACAGCCGACGCACCATGAGCGAATCGCTCCACAAGGTCAAGCACTGGCAAATCATGGAGGGCGATTTCACTACAGCCCCCGACATTGAGGCGACATGGTTCATCGACCCCCCATACAAGGGAGACCCCGGAACCGGCTATCGGTTCAGCAGCAAGATGATTGACTACGAGATGCTGGCAGCGTGGATACAGAGCCGCAAAGGTCAAGTCATCGCCTGCGAGGGAGCCGGTGGTGACTACCTGCCCTTCCGACCCCTGCGAGAGAACACGAGCGTTGGTGGAAAGCGCAATGTGGAAGTTGTCTGGACAAATGGAGGTTGAGATGGCAGACATTGAGGTTGATTTCACCGACGAGGAATACGCCCTCATCAAGGAGGCGGCTGACCGCAACGGTGAAACTGTGCAGGAGTTCTGCGAGCGTGCCGTCGCTCGGTTCATCGAGGATCACCGAGGCGAACTTTCCGCTTGACCCCCCACTGCTCGGAGTGCTAGAGTAGGGTTATGGCGAACTTCTTCACCTCTGACCTACATTTCGGGCATCAGAACATCATCGCCTACACGAGCCGACCCTACGCATCGGTTGATGAGATGAACCTCGACCTCATCGTTCGCTACAACTCCGTAGTCACCAGCGATGATGTGGTCTACCTCCTCGGTGATGTCTGCATGGGCAAGTTGGATGACAGCCTCGCCCTTATCTCTTTGCTGAACGGCACGAAGTATCTCATTCCCGGCAACCACGACCGGATGTTCGGCGTGACCGGCAATAAGTATCGCAATGCCATCGCCCGCTACATTGATGCGGGCTTTGCTGATGTCTTGAGCAACCAAATCCGAGATGACTTCGGCTTCGGAACGGCCACGCTCTGCCACTTCCCACCCTCGGGCGATACGGCTGAGAGCGACCGCTACGACGAACACCGACCCCAGATGCCACCACACGGCCTTCTTTTGCACGGCCACACGCACGGTGCATGGCGTAAGCGTGGGCGTTGTATCGACGTGGGCGTGGATGCGAATGGAGGCTACCCATTGAGTGCTGATGACATTGCCGACCTCGCCGCAATGGGCGACCATGTGCCAGCGAGGATCTTCTGATGCTGAACGGCTTCTTGCTCGGCTTCGTAGCCACCATCCTTATCTCATCGCTGTTTGTCCGCCCCGGACGATGACCCATTCCCAACTGACAGGAGAAGAACCGTGATACTCACGAACAAGTATGAAGTGGGCGATACTGTCCGTCACCTCGTCGGTGAGGACTGTGAGGTGATGGAAGTGGTAGTTGCCTACCGGCTTCGCCCCTTGACCAAACCACTGCCGTATTCACTTGCCACGCCCCAAGATGAACTGAAGTTGGTGGAAAGGAAGTGCCGCCACATCAGGCAGAGCGACCCTGATTATGACGGCAAGGCATTCCCCTACACCTACTGCCCACTGTGCGGGGAGAAACTGCGATGAAGAACCCAATACGCCTGCTGGTAAGCCGTGAGCAAGCCGAGCGTATCTTGAGTTGGTACGACGACTTGCCAGCAGCGACCAACACCAACGAGGACGCAGCACTCGCCGCCAGCATTGAGCGAGCCATTGAGAGCCACGACGAGGAGATGGAGCGCCGAGAGGCCTACGCCGAGCGTCAGAAGGGTAACAAAACCGACCCTGCATTGACTACGGCTGCTCGTCATACTCGAATGCTGTTCGGAGGCAAGTTATGAACCAGCAAGAGCGAGACGACCTGAGAGTGCATTGGGAAAGTTTCCGGCAACACCGGACTCACTTCCTTGATTGCTACAAGTGGCACCCAGAGTGCGCTGTCATCTGTGTGCTAGATGCTTGGGAGGCTGAAGTTCACCACGGCAGCGAAGTATCCACCACTCGTGAAGTATGCGACCACGTAGAAGGTGGCGAAATCCCTCACACCACCGAAGGCATCAACGTCTGGCTGCACTTCACCTACTGCCCTAAGTGTGGAGAGAAACTATGAGGGCATCAGGGGTCTATAACCCAATGGTGGGCGATGTTGTGACGTTCACTCACTTCGCTGGAGAACAAACTGGTCGGGTGATTGCAACTCAGTCCCAGTGGTCGTGGGTATTGCCAGATGGCAGCGACCACTTTGAGCCATTGACCATCCTCAACAAGTATTTGGAATGGACAGGAGAGAAACTATGAACCAGCAAGAGCGAGATGCCCTGCGATACAAGCATCGGTGCCTTGAGAGCAAGGTTGGCCCGTGGTGTCGTTCCTGTATGCACGGTTGG